CTTTTACCAATTCCGCAATATTATCAAATTCAAACAATCCGGCTTCCGTGATTTCATTTATCATTTTTACCATTGCGCCGTATGTGTCCGATGCGGCACGTTCTGCAAGTCCAAAAAATTTGTCATATTCTTCAATTTCGGCTTTTTGTAAAAGCGTGATGACTGGTGTCAATCGCATTTTCAATTCGTGTTTGAAATACGGTGTAAATTTTATTTCGTGATTAAAATCATACGCAATTTGATTGGCGATGATTGATTGCGAAATTTTTGTTAATGTGTCCGGTTTTAACGGTTCGGGTTTTTCATTTTTCATTTCTTAGTTTATTTAAAGTTGATTCGACTATTTCAAAACAAATTGATTTTTCATTTCGTGATTTCATTTGGTCATAAAACATTTCGGCGATTTGCACCAATGCCGGAATGTTTTCAATTGCATTCAAATATTTTGAATCGCAATCAATTTTCGCAAATGTTTGACTTGCATTTTTACTTTTAACAAACAAATGAATTGAGTCTTCAAATTCTTTGTAAAATTCAAATTTCGTTTGCGTTAAATACGTTAAATCCGGGCGGCCGTTAATATCTGACATTTCTAATGTGTTTTAATTCGTTCGACAATGGTTCACTTGTAGTGTGAAAATATAAATATTCAAAATCGGTTTCATTCACGTTGGTTAATTCATCATTGCACCTGGTCAATATTTCAATCAATAGATTCGACAAATGAAATCCTTTGTAAGTTCTGAAATAATTCATCAATCGTTGATTCAAAGATTGTTCATTTCGTTTGATGCGTTTGATTTGCCAAACACCAACGATTGAAGCAAAATACATCGGCGGTTTATGTTGAATTGATTGATTTACGACCGCATCAACATAATTGAAACAAATCACAACTTTATGATTTTTTTTAGGTTTGTGGCTTTTGAATATCATTGTTTTTTAAATTAACCAAGTGATTAAGGTGTACGTTTGCATTCACTGGGTAAGAAACCCGGAATTGTCTTTTCACGCCAATCCTCGCTTTTGCTAATCACTTGGTGTTTTATTAAATATTTTGAATTGTTGTTTCCAAATTTTCGGTCATTTCTTTGAACTGTACCAATGAAACAATATTTGGCGCTTTCATTGATGGGTGCGGGTCCGTGATATAAACTTTGTCATCAACAAATGACATTCCGCATCGGCGGCCGTTTATTTTCAAATAAGCATCAAAATATCTTTGTGAATAAATTTGAAAATTTGTTGCATCATCAAAATTGTTTTCGATGATTGATGTTGTTTTTGAGTTCATACGATTGTTTTTATTTGGGCGGCCGAAACCGCCCGTTTTAATTATTCAAATTGTCCGTCTGCAATTACTACATTTCCAAAATGTGATAACACGATTTTTTCAATTTTGAATCGTTTGACTTGATTCATCGGAAGTAAAAGATCAATGAACATTCCTGGTTGTGGTAAATGTTTCATTTTAGTTGTTACGATGTGTTGGCCGTCAATTTTAATTTGAATGTGAACTTCAAATTCATCTTCCAAGACTTCAATCATAAAATTGTAAAACAACTTTTCCACGAGCGTTCTAAAAAATTTTTTCATTATTTCAATGTGTTACATATTTGATTCGTTTCAAATACATCACAAAGATACATTTAAAAATGTATTTACAAAACATTTTTTAATTTATTTTAATCAAATCAATAAATTTATTTTTTATAGTAACCTTTGCCGGTGTGCAAACGTGGATTGTTTAACAGTTTGATGAAACTTGAATTGTTTTGATTTTTTCGGAACAATTGCGTTTTTCCTTTCGTTGGATGATCCATTGCGGTTGATACTTAATTTCGTTATGATAATACGCAAACGGAATTCTTGCACGGCTTGGATATAACAATTCGGCTTTGTTCACGGCATCTTGCACATCAACGGCGGCGATTTTGTGAATGTCATATTCTTTTTCTTGTTCGCCTGCGATGACATAACGGAACCAAACCATAATCTCAAATTCATCAAGTATTTTATCATCTGGAAATGATGAATGCGGTGTGCATAATTTCGATTTGTCTTCAAACTCAATCAAAACGTGTGTTGTGTGTTTTTCAATGACTTTTGCAATTTTATTGCAATAAACAACGTTTGTTCCTACTTTGATGATTTTCATATTATTTGATTATTGGGTTTTCAAATTGTTTCAATGTCAATGGAATCATTGATTGACAACCAAGTTTATTGACAACCAACAAATGTTTTTTCAATTTCGTATTTGGTTGCAATTTCATATTTGGATTCCAATTGTTTTGAATCAATCCAAATTGTTTGTCGGTTATGATGAAAAACTTTCCTTTTGCTTGTTTTAATTTTTCATTCAATGATTGTTGATTTGCTGCAAAGAATGATTTTTGAACGTCCATAACGTTAAATTTATCAACGAATATCGCCCATTTGATTGTGTAAGGATTTAAAATTGCATTCATTTTGAAATGTTTTATTGATTATTTGTTTGACAAAGATACATTTATTTTTGTTCCTGCAAAACATTTTTTAATTTATTTTTAAAACATTTTTAAATTTACATAAAAAAGAAAACCCCAACATCGGCAAACGTTGGGGTTTTGTCAAAAAAATAATTTTATCAATATTTCATCGGAACGGCCAAACCGTTATTCAAAAGATAATCATTCAAACAAATTTGACGGTCATCAAGTAACACGTAAACGTTCGCCAAATATCGGCCATACTTTTCTTTTTTATCTTTAATCGTTTCAATCGTGATGATATCGCCAATTTTAATGAATTCTTTGACCGTGTTCAACGTTTTTGTTCCAAGTGGGTTTTCCGTCATTTTATTCTTTTCATTACGAATTTTCAATTCTGGTGCGTTTATTCCGTAAAATCGCACTTTGTCCGTGAATCGCATTTGAAATCCCAAATCAATTTCAATTGAAATGGTGTCGCCATCGTGAATGTCCAAGACTTTTGCCTCGTAAACAAATTTTTGTTTTTTCATTGTGTTCAATATTTAAGTTAATTATAATCAACGCCAACCGTTCCGGATGTTCTTTGTGATATTTTCATAATGGCAAAATAACGCATTCCGTCAATTGAATGATTATACAAATCAACCGGTTCATTTAATTTTTTGCCGGTTTTATCTGTTAACCATTGATACGCACGTAATTCACGAATGATGTTTGTTGATTCTTTCGTTACAAAGAAATCAACCGATTGCAGCAAGTCAATTCCAAATTTTATTGAGTCCGGGCCTTTTTTAGCACCCATCACGGAAAATCCGTATTCTTGCAATTCGCCAATTGTTTTCGGATCGGCGGAATCGGCGAAAATCGTGATGTTTTTATTCACGCCGATTTCTTTCATCAATGCAGCAAGTTCACGTGTTTTCAATCCCGTTTGATAAATCAATTCATCGAAATAATATTGACCATTGAAAAGATAACAAGCGGTTAATGTCGTTGGATCATTTGAATATCCAAAATCCATTCCGTACCCGACTAAACGTGCAAGTTTTGGAATTGAATCAATTTGTTTCCAGTTTGAAAATATAACGCCTTCAAGTGAACCAATTTCGCCATCCAAATAAACACGACACCAGTTTTCCCAATATTTCGATGTTTCCGATTTGATTCGATTCTTTTCAAGTTCTTTGACAATTGACGGCGCTAATGCTTCATTGTCCTTGTATGTCAAACGCAAAAGTTCGGTATCTTCTTTGTCGGTCAAAACTTCGGTATCAACCCAAAATTCCGATGTTGGATTATAATCAAGCCAAACCTCTTGATCCGTTCTAATGTTCAATTGATAGTATGTTTCAAACTTCAAATTGTTACATTCGTTGATATACAAAACATTTCTTCTGGGACCACGCACACGGCTTTCATCATCCGCACTAAAAAATTCGATATATGAACCGTTCGGAAATGTATATTTTTTATCTGAATCGTGCCAATGTTTTGGATTCCATCGGCCGGTAACCATCATTATTTTTTTGAAATCTTTGATTGCTCCTTTTTTCAAATGCGGCATTGTTTCCGATACAATTGAAATTTCAAGCAATTTTGTTTTTATTGCTTTGTCAATCAATATCGGAATGATGCCAAATGTTTTTCCGGCCGATGTGCCACCCGGAACAACACGGGTTCTTTTTCTTAATTTTCGTAAACGTTTGATTGCGGTCGTATAAATGAAACCGTCAACCATTTTCACGATTTTTTGGTTTTTGTTTATCATTGGTTAATCTTCATCATCATCGCCGAAAAGCGGTTGTTCCACAACGTGCGTAATTTCATTTTTACTTGCAAGCCCCAAATCACGTGCGATGATGTTTTGTTGAAACGCACCAACGGCCGCACCCTCGAATTTTTGTGAAAACATTATGTCTTTTATCGTACGTATGACATCCGAAAAATCACGTCCTTTTTTCGTTTTTAAATTTAGATTTGTTTCAAAGTCATTGAAATAGTGAGTATTAACACCAAGAAAAATGCAAAGTCCGGCCATTGTGTATGGTGTATCGGTTTCAATTTCAACTTTCTTTGCATCCTTTCCACGGAAATCTTGTCTTTTCCATTTGCGTTCATCAGTAATTTTGAAATATTCAATCGCCGATTCCATCATTTTTTCTGGTGTTTGAAATATTGCTTTTCTTCCGTGCGTTGCACGTTTGGCCCACCATTGATTGCCAGGTTGAAACCCAACCGTTTTTTTTTGTTCTTCCATCTTATTCCCTTTTAAAATGTTATGTATCGGACAAAGTTAATGTTTTTTATGCAAACGAAAAAAACGAACTGTTGAGGTTCGTTTTTATGCTTTTTGTTGATGCCAACAAAATGGTTTTATTGATTCGTGCAATTTGGATTCATCGCTTGTTTTAGCGTTCTTGGTTTATTGTATAAATTTCTAATCAATGGCGGTTTTCGCTTTCGTGGAATCACAATCAACAATCGGTCGCCACGTTGGAATTTTTCAATCATTTCTTTGAAATTTTGTTGAACGGTCATCGTTCGGACTTTTGGGCTTGGGTTCCTGGTCATTATCATTGTGCGATTCATTGTGTTTTTCTTTTTGATAAATCTTAATTAATTCATCTATTGATTTAATATTTTTTTTGTCGAAAACTTTTCGTGAATTGAAATCAATCCAATAATATTTTGATTCATCATCAATTTCAAATCCTTTTATGTTTTCGCATTCCAAACTTGTATATGCGTTTTTTGATAACCATTCAATAAAATCTTTTGTGAATTTCATTGATGCTTTTTCACAATTTTCGGCACATTCAAAAATTGTTGTTCCGGACAAAATCGCATTTTTAAATATTTGTTTCATTTGTCCGTGAATTTTATGTTGTTTGGATTAACCGTGTGAACTTGACCATCCGGCGCTTCTACAATTGCGACCGTGAAATTTCCAAAACCATTGTCGCCGCCGTCAATCGCTTCTTGACCAAATTCGTGAAACAATCCGTCAAAAATCAAATCTTCTTGTTTTCGTGTGTCCGGGTTCCATCGCTTAGATGTTACTTTTACCGGTCGTTTTCTTTTTTCCATAATCTATAAATCAAATGTTAAACAATCATTGTTCTTGGATGCGTTTTTTTGTTGTTTCAATCGGTATTGCAAAGAAATATACAATTTGTATTCGGTCAATTGTTTTCGTTTGTTTTTCAATTTCACGAATCCATTTTGTTTGATTAAATCGTTTGAAATTAAATCTTTTATCAACTTACCTTTCAACGAACCCGCAATGACAATTTCTTTTGTTTTCAAAAAATTCGACAAATCAATTGTCGTGAATGATTTCATTTGTTTTGAAACCCAGGATTCCGATATTGAATATAGTTCTTTGTAATTCATTATTCTTGAATTTGAAAGTTGTTTTTTAATATCCAATCATAATCAACTTCGGTTGGATTTCGATCTATTGCATACAGTCCAATTGTTGTGTCTTTATGATGTTGTAATTTAACAAAATCAACATCAATTTTCCTTGATGCTATTATTGCAATTTGTTTGAAATCTGAATTTTTGGCACGTTTAAATTTTTCGGCGATTAATGTTGGAATTGTGAATTGTGATTGCGTTTTTTCAACAACATCAATATTTAAAAAATTTGTTTGTTTAAAGTCGCCTTGCGGCAATATTTCAAAAATACATTTTCCGTGTTCATATCCAATTTGTTTTCCTTGTTTTTCGGTTTGTTTATATCCGATGTCATTCAAATATTGATAAGCGTTTTTTAATGATTCTTTCGGAATTTGAACATCAATGTCATTGATTTCATTGTATTTCAATAAACCAATTTCATACAATAAATAACTTCCGATAATCTCAGCATTGAAATATTTTTTCAAATTTTGAATTATTTCATTTTCTTGTTTTTCCATTTTTAAAATAAATTAAGTTGAACATTTTCGTTTTTCAAAGTTTCAAATAATGTCGGATTCATTTTTAAATATCGGTTCATATAATCAACCGTTGTTTCATTCATCAATTCGACATCAATGAAATTTTGTTTTAGTTTTATAATCGGAACATCATTTTCATAAATGACATTTGCGATCCGTTTATATTGATTCGTTTTAATCATCATCATAACTGTAATTTCTCTTTGAACACGGTTCACAACAATTATAATCAATTTGTGTGTGTTGATTAAATGTTGAACCGCAAATTGCATCGTTACAATAATAATCGCCGCATCGTTCACATTCAAGAATTTCAACTTCGGTTTCATCGGTGCCGCATTGATTACATTCTTTCAATTTTGGTGTTTTTTCGATTGGTTGTTGAGGTTCGCCAATGGTCATTGATTTTTTCATTTGAATCAATGGTTCTTTTATTTTGTTCAATGCGATTGCAGCATTCGACATCGCCGGTTTCAAATTGTGAAATGCTTTTGTCATATTAGAAAAACATTTGTTTGAACGTTGAATTGTAAGTTCACGCCGCCAAACTTTTAATCGTTCGATTCGTTCGCACAAATCAAAATGATACGGCCAATTTTCATCACATATTGCATCACGATTAATTTTGTTCAATAGTTCAATTTGCTTATTTAAAAAAATAATATCATTCATAATTATATTTTTTAATGTTCATTCAATATAAATTCTTCCGAAATCATCCATTGACATTGGCTTTCCTTAAATCCGAATTCTTCATTATGCTCAATCAAAAATTCTTCGCCGCCGTCTTTATATTTTTTTTCATCGAAATCGAAAACGTGAACTTCCGATGTGCAAAAGTCTAATATTATTATTTTTTTCATTAGTTAAACCATTTTAAAATTGTTTCTTGATTATATCCTTTTTCCCAAATTATCCAACAATAACACGCCGCACTTCCTTTTTTTGTTGTTGTTACAAAATCGCCATTCAATGCACACATTATTCGTTTTGATGCGACATAAATTGTTTTTGGCGGAAATATTTTAAAAAATTCACGGCGTTCGGCGGTTTCTAAAAATTGAATTCTTAAAAACATCGCAACTTTGTTTCCGGTAGGAATTATTGACATTGCTTTTTTTACAAATTCAATTGCATAAATAAACGGCGGATTTGTTACAATATCGCCATTCCATTGTGTTACATCAATTGAAAGAAAATCTTGAATTTCGCCATATCCACGATCCACATAATCGGATGATTTACCGTGAATGAAATTCTTTTTTAATACTTCAGACAAATGACCTTGACCGCAAGCGCATTCCCAAACATTTTGAAATGATTCTAATTTCAATAATTTTTCAAGTGCCATTGGGTCCGTTGCATAAAAATCATATTTTTCACGTTCTTGTTCCGAATGATTTGATGAACCAATTGTTGTAAACATTGTTTTACTGTTACCTTTCCAATCTTTTTTTCCAAACAATTCAAATTGTTCATTGTTGTTTGTTTTCATTTTTTTTGTTTAAAGATTTATAAATTTCATCAAATATGAATCCAGTCAAATACGCTTGCGGTTCATCATTAAATCGGTCAAGTTCAATGCAATGATGTTGATAAATATAATTAACAACGTGAACGGTTTCGTGTGCTATTATTGATGGTTTTGCGTTTTCAAATGCGACAAAATATTTTTTAATTCCTTTTTTATTTGACCGCACAAATGTTATTGCATCACAATCATCACAATTTTTCAAATCGTATTTCGCAGCGACTTTTGACATTTTTTTTGTTTTTATCACAATCAATGTTCCGTGATAAATTGGCAATTTCATTTTTTCTATTTTCATAATTTCGACAACCATTGATTAAAAATTTCCGTTGCAACTTGGGCCGTCATTACGGGCGGGACCGACATTCCAATTAAATAAATTGGTTTGTTTCTTTTGAAATCATAATCAATCGGATATGAACCGATTCGACACAATTCATCTTTTGTCAATTTTCTTTTTTGTTCATAATGAAATAAATCGGAACCGGCCGCAATGGTATTGCAAACTTGATCCGGATGCAATTTGATTGAATTAAAACGATTTCCTTTTGGATGAACCGTTGCAATTGATTTTCCAGGTTCACACGTGTCGTAATAAATTAAATCGCACGGTGTGATTTTTTCAAATGGTTCAACGTTCGGGCCATCTATATGGAATTTTTGGTTCTTTAAAATTCAATAATAATTCCGGTGTTGTTGTGAACAAATCAACTTGCGTTAAAAATTGCGGTGCCAAATCTTTTCTTAATGCGATGAAAAAAACACGTTTTCGGCGTTGTGGAACACCCATTTTTGAAGCGTTCAACAACCAATGTTGGCAATAATAACCGGCTTCATCAAATGCTTTGTAAATTCTTCGCACATACGAACGTGCATTTCCCATCAACAAACCCGACACGTTTTCAGCCACAACGACTTTCGGTTGTAATTTTTCGGCCAAATCAATAAAATCAAAAAACAAATTATCAAGAATTTGTTTTGCTTGACCCTCACGAAATTTCTTTTCTTTGCCCCAATCTTTTTCACGTGAACCCGACATTGAAAAACTTGAACACGGCGGCGAACCGTCCAAAATATCCAAGTTAAATAAATCTTCCGGCAAATCATCACGCAATTTGAACGTTTGAATTGGTTCCAAAAAAGCATATTTTGGTTTATGATTTGCAACATACGATTCAATCATTTTAGGATCAATTTCATTACATCCTAAAACATCAAATCCGGCTAATTTATAACCAAATGAACTCCCTCCACCACAAGCAAAACAACTGAATATTTTCCCTTTGTCTTTTGTAAAATTGGCATTTTCTAATGACCAATTAAAATCGAATCTATGTTTTTCTATTTCCACGTTTTTTTGTTTTTTATATCTGAAATTGTTTTTCTATGCACATTGAATTTTTCGCCGATGTAAACACAATTAAACCCTTGATTTAAAAGTTTTTTTATTTCAATCACTTGTATTTCTGTTAATTTTGATTGATGATGTTTTTCGCCTTTGATGTTTTTATTTTCGGTTTTATTTTTATGATAATGAACCATATTTTCCGATGCGGAACACCATTCTAAATTATCAACGTGATTATTTTGTTTATTTCCGTCTTTATGATTAACGTAATATTTGCCCGGAATTTTTGGTAAAAACGTTAATGCAATTAATTTATGAATAAACATTTTTACTTTTGTTGAACCTAATTGAACACGTAAATAACCGCTTGAATTTGGCGAACCTTTCAAAGGTTTATTGTATCGTTTACTTTTTACGTTTCCGTAATTTGAACACAAATATTGTGTTGCATTTTTAATTTCTTTGTATTCTTCCATATTTTTATTTTTTTATACACCGCAAACATATAAATTATATTCCGATTATAAAGAAAATTATTTTGATGATTTTAAAAGTTCACGAATTTTTGTTTTTGTTTGCAATGGAAAATCGGAACCTAAAACCCAATTTGCATAATGCGGATCATCAACAACCGGTTTGTTCACGTTTTTTCCAAATGACCAATAAACAACACCATCTTTGATGTATGTTTTGCCGGCATAATCAAAACGTTTTTTTTCATCTTGACATTTTTCATCAATTTCTTTTGGTGTGATTTCCGGATTTTCTTTTGTTTGCAGCAACAAAATTTCCAATGTTGCACGGACATCATTCAACGCATCGTGGGCGTCTTCCAAATCATTTCCGGTATAACGTTTGTATGTATCGCCAAGTTTATGACTATTCAATAAACGTTCGTGTTTTAATACATCAACAAAAATTGGTTCCCACGTTGGAAATTCAATTTTGCATCGGTTGAATTCTTCAATCAACAACGGAATGTCAAAGTTGTCGGAATTGTAACCGCCGAAATCACACCCGGCCATATATTTATTCAATGCTTTTGCGATTTGAAAAAACGTTGGTGCATCTTTTACCATTTCATCCGTGATCCCGTGAACATCGGACGCTTCTTTTGGAATTTTGATTTGCGGATTAATC